GATCAGCACCGTCCGGGGGTGTTATTCCGGGCGTCAGGGCTTCTTGCCGATGACGATATTCTCGACGAACGCGGTGATGTCGTAGTCTTCGACGACATAGTCTTCGTTCACCGATTCATAGTTGGCGATGCGATCGGCCTCGGGTTCGTCCTTCAGAAAGCGGCGGCGGGTGCCTTCCTGATAATAGATCGAGAGGTTCGACAGCTTGGTGATGAGCAGCGCGTTCGCCGGGAAGAACGGAACGCGCACGGCGGGCAGACCGCCGAGCTGCTTTTCAGAGCGCAGGATGCGATCGGCGGCCTCGACTTCGGTCGCCTTGTCACCGGCGGCATTGACGATGTTGAAGTATTTTTCGTCGACCAGGTCATGGCCCACGATCACGACAAGATCGGTGTCGCCGCGCAGCCATTCGGGGATCATCTTCTTGGCATCGAGCACGAGCGCGTCGAGGTTCTGATAATCGACATCGACGCCGACTTCGCCGGGCGCGACGTAGATCGCCTTGGCGGGTGCCACCGACAGGTCGCCATCGTCCAGCACATGCGCGGGCGCATTGGTGCGGATCTTGTGCAGCCAGCCTTCGTTGACGTCTTCGAGGTTGGGATTGGCGACGCGGTCGGTGGTGGCCGCGGCCGATTCACCGTGCCAGCCGATCATGATGCGGTCGCGGCCCTGCTGCTTGGCGATGGCGTTGCGAACGAGCGTCTGGAATTCCGGCTTATGGCGCCAGCTATCGAGCTTCGCATAGCGCAGCGCATAGTCGAAGTTCGTCTGGCGGCAGGTGTAGCGCCCCTTGTCGCCGCTGTCGGTCGGATCGGTCGGGTTACGGCGCCCGGCGCCGGTGGTATCGGTGCGCCCCGCGATCGTGCGCGTGACGCCGATGCCGACCTTGTCGCCCGACTGCTGGATCACCGGGACGACATTGATCTGCTGCAGGAATTCGCTGCCCTGCTTGATGACCTCTTCGAGCTTCTGCTCGATCACCGGATCGACGGTGAATTGGGTGGTGGCGCTTTCGACGCCGTTGAGCAGCGCGATCTGCGACACATAGGCATTGAACAGGGCGCGGGTGACATTCTGCATGATCGTTTCCTTGGGCGTCGGTGGGTGCGGGCGTCGGTTGTTGCGGGCAGCGGGGTTAGGTTAGCAGTCGGTCTTGACGAACTGCGCGTCGGCGCCGGTGGCGACCGGGCGCGCGGCATGACCGGCCTGCGGCGTGGCGTTGATCTGGCCGCGCAGAGCCTCGACATCGCTGCGGATGCTGGTCAGCGACTGGGTGGTGTTGGAGGCGAGC